ATAATAGTCCATCAGGGCCACTACACGCCACTTCCCGGGTTCCTCCAAAAAGGCCAGACGCCCAAGCCAACCAATCTTTTGGCCCCGCCGAGGTTTAAGCAGAGGATGATTCGAGCCCGTTAGGGTGTCGGTCAACTCTGATATCCAACGACGGTTCCATAGGATAAACTTGGAATCAAGCACTGCCCTTAAGGGAACAGACCACAGTAGCCAACGATCATTATCCGTCAATCGTACCCACTCTTGCAGCAATGCAAAGAGCTCAGGTCGGGTGACCCAAGCTAATGCATCGACAAACAAGTTCCCCACTGAGCACGAAGGACCTGACGTGATCGTCGAATAAGTGCTGTTCGGACCACCCCTCAACAACAACAACCACTTCGCTTTCCACATGGGAGCTCTCACTGAGAGAACCCTAGGGAGCCCACGTGAAAATGATGTGAGGGCCCGGTACCCAGTAACAGAGTCGATCAAGGACCAGAAATGCTCCAAGAAGCTATCCCAGTCAGAGAGAAACTCTGCACTAAGCGCAGGCCCAGGCGTTATAATCGTGGAAATAGAAGGCGTACCCTTGAAACTCAACACTCGATATATACTAAAGAGTGAGAGCCAAAAGCGTACAACCAGACTATGACCCTGATTAATACGTCTACGGTGTTGTATTGGGATGATGCGAGGAAGTCCGGTCCGCGTAATGCTTACGCAATGACCAGATTTGATGGTTGCTGTAAGTCTATCGCCTCCCGCATACTTCATCAGAAGTAGCGTACAGGCTTTATAGTACTTAGCAGTACCCTTCAAACCTTGACGTCTCACCAAACGTACCGTATGCCTAGTGAAAACAAAGCATGCCTTGACAAAACCTAGTGTAGATGAACCAACGATGATGGGAAGTGCACGAATGCACAGACCCACCAATCGCTTCGTGTCTTTCGACGCCGATTGCCAGATACTCCCTTCACCTCGGGTTGTTACGCCGAAGATCCGGAAGAAAGAGTGCACTTTCTCACTTTGAAGAAAACTAACAGTTCTATTCATTGTTTGATTGTGCAAGCTTCCTCTGTGGGTATCCTCCCTTATCCCTTGCGGGTAGGTAGGCAGGCCTTGCAGGCCGTAGTTTTACTACTACAGGTTTCTAGAAGCAGTATGACCCTTTCCAGAGACCCATCCCTTTCGGGAAATTTCCACCAAAGCATGCCTGAGCATACTTCAGTGACGTGATAGAGTCGGGTGACTCTACCACACTCTGACAGGTGTTCAACTCTCCTAGTGCCTGATTGTCTCACGTAACATAGTTACGCTGTTGCGCCTCCATCGAGGTACCAGCAGTCTCATGAGGAATCAGTTAATGAATGGTGCTAGCTTAGACAGTAATCCCCTCATCAACATGAGTGTGGATGAAGTCTCCTCTAGCCAAACCATATCGTTTAGACATTGGGAAGAGACGGCGTACTGGTGACAGTACACCCTCGGTCTTCGCCAACGCCAACAAGGTTCGGGTCTCAGAGACGCAACGGAAACAGCAAAGTTGCCTTTGGGAACCGATAAGCTGATCAACTAAGTGCTCGA